TCAATAGGAAAAGTTGAATCTAATGTGCGGGCGTTCGTCGAGCGATAAAGTTGAGTATTTCCAGCACTATTCTGAAATAAACCCGTAGTGTAAGCTTCCCCATGTGTCGTCAAATCGTCGATATCAACGCATGCCAAATTCAAACTATAAATATAATCGAAATCATTAATTTCATTATTCGTCACATTGCCGCGAACCTGCAGAGTTGCTGATATGTTAATATCTACATTTATTTTAAATTTTCGCAGAATAGAACCACTGTTAATTTTTAACAGATGAGCAGACGGTTCATTTATTGTTGCACGAACAAACGTCCCTTCCACTATTTCCGTGTAAAAACCAGCCGGAATAGATGCATTAAATAATACATTTTCATTAATATTTTTATCGACAATTGTTCCAAGCGAAAAAGATACCTGTGGCGTAAAATCTTCAGGATCATCAATGGGGACTTCATAGTTCAGCAGTGACCCACTACTATGCAAGCGGGCATCAAAAGAAAAAATATTTCCGTTAAAATTGTTAATTAAACTATCATTATCAATTTCATATTCAGTACCCCAGTTAGCTTCCAACGTTTTGAAGAACCCGCCTTCCGTAATAGGTGCGCTGCAAGTGTTAACGTCCCAACTTAGTTGTGTTAAATCTACATAACCTTCATATTGAACCGCCCATCCGTCAAGTTGTAATTTGCTAATTGTTAACTTAATTTTTGTTTCCGTTCCGCGCGTTAAAACAATATTTTTCAAATAATCAGCATCTTCCTTGATAAATAGCCAATCATTGGTATAACTTTTAACAACATTTGAAAGCTTTTCCTCTCTCCCAAAATTAACACCGTAACTCTTCCAACCGTCAGGCTCGTATTTTAACAAATAATCTATGCTATTGGCAATATCTGTAAATGTAAATTTATATTTTTCCATTTGTTAAATTTAATGTGAAAATTGACTATTTAAAATACGTGTTCGACTTGCGCCCTTGACAATGTATGAATATACATTCTCACCAACATTAATGTTAACGCGAGATCTTTTATTTAATTTATCCATTTTTTCTAAAATTTCTGTTAAATCAATGTTGTTACTTGTATTATTTGTTAATGGGATAACCTTACTGCCGACTTGCAAATTAGGAATAAAAGTAGGCGCGGTCGCGACAAATGAACGCCCTCCGGTAATCACTAATTCTGGAGCACCGCCCTCACCGACAACTGCATCACCTCCCCGGTGGTAGTTAGTACCTTCCGCGTAAGCTTCTGCATTATTTATATGCGCATCCGCCTGACTTATTGCATTTTTTGCAGTTATAATTTGAGCAACAATGGCAGCAGTTGCGGCTATCATCTTGGCGATACCTTCGTAAATAGTGGCACTTTTCATTGCCAACGCGACTCCTTCGCTTATCGCAATACCTTGATTCATAAGTACTTGCGCCATCGCTAATGCTTGCTCGACTCTTACGCGCTGTTTTTCATCTTCAATATTTGCAGCAAAAGCGTTAGCAATTAACAAAGTACTATCAACAATTGTTTCGGCAAGTGATAGTTGAGAATTTTTTTCAGCGCGAATAAGTTCAATGCTTTTTTCAGTCGAATTTTCCAAATTAGCAACTTTCGCGGCTTGAATTTCAGCAATTTTATCAGCTAATTCTTGCTCTGCCATCCCCATTTCCGCAGCTTTCCCAATATATTCTGACATTTTATTTATCAATTCATCGTAACTGTTAATTTCAAGTTTAAACCGTTCTTCATCTGTTAACGTTCTACCATTTTTAACAATTAATGCATTTTCTGCCCGCTTTGCATTTTGCTGAATTTCCTGAATATATTCTTCAAAACCTTGTTTCCGAATTAATTTTTCCTGATTTATGTGATTAATTAAATTAACATTTGCAATCGCATTCCATTTTGCGATGATATTTGCTTCTTCTTGCTTATACAGAGCGGAAGTCTTATTTTTTTCACCATAAAAATCAGTTAATTTATTTAGTTCGTCTGTTCTTTGTTTTTCAATTTTAACAAATTCACGATCATATCTATGCTGTTCAATACTTAACAATTCATTAGTAATATCCGCTCCAAATTCTTTCAAACCTTCAATTCGTTTTTTGTTAAGTTCTGTAAATATATCGACAAGCGCATCATTGTTTTGCCGCAACCGTTCCATTTGCTTTTTTTCAAAATCTTCATCTAATTTGGCTTTTTCAAGTAAATAAACTTCTTCAAGTGCGATTAATACATCATTGTTTTTTTCATAAATTAACTTTTCATTTTCATATTTTTGTGTTAAAAGACTAATTGAATCGTCATAGTTTTCTTTTTCAGATTTTTTTTGCAAATCAGCGAGTTTTTTTATCAATTCAGCTAATTTTGTTCTGTCGTCTATCTCTTTTGTTAAATCTGGGTTTGGATCTGGATCTGGATCTGGATCTGGATCTTGTGCTTTATATAATAATTCTAAATTAGCAATCATTTCTTTTGTTGCTTTTGTAGATGCAGTAACTGCTGCATCAGCATCAGCTTGATATTTTAACTTAATTTCATCAAATAATTTGGATAATAAATGGTTATAAACGACATAGCGTGACCGCATAGCTTTTTTATCAGGAGCAAATGAACCGCCCCCTAATACATATAACCCCTGCCGCGCGTGTACGTATGCTTTTATTTTCGCAATTTGCTCATCTGTTAAATTTAAATCCTCTTTTTTTGATTCCAAAAGTTCTTTAGTTGTCGCCAAACTGGCATCTTTTAACTGCGAAAACAATTGTTCAGCCTGTTTAATTTTAACAATATTTTCTGCATATTCTTTGTTAAAAATATCAGTTGTCGCCTCTGCTAATTTAACTTTCTGCCAAGCAATAGCCAAATCGTTAACAGATTTTGTATTTTCTTCGATCCATTCTACAGATACTCCCAATTTTTCCGACACCTGTTCAATGGCATAACGGTACTCATCAGTCCCTTTTTTAGATTTTTTTAACAAATCTAACGACAATTGCAACTCAACAACTTCTTGCTGAACACTCTTCATCGCTTCCATTCTCAAATCGTTAATTTTGCGCAGCCGTGCAATTTTTTCTTTTTCTATTTTTGCATTTTCTTTTTCCGTTTGGGACGCCTTAACAATTAAAGCAATTAATGTTCCCAAAGCCGCCACGGCTGCCAATATCCAGCCGATTACCGGGATAGATTTTATCGCCATTCCAACTGCTTTCGCCGCGCCTACGAGCGTCCAACTTGCCTTTGTTGCCACGCCTTCGCCGGCGGCTAACGCAACTGTCGAAGCGGCAGCCGCCTTCGTTGCCGTTACATTAGCCGCTTGTGCAGCTGTATTGGCTTTTTGCGCAGCTGTATTGGCGGCTTCTGCAACATTCTCACCAATAATAGCTGCTTTTTTCTCTTTATGAAAAGCTAACATTAACTTTTCTTTAACAAGTCTCAATTTAATCATTAACACGGTCTCTTTCTGCAACGCCAAGGCTATTTTTTGAATCGCATTTATTCCATTCTGCATCAATTGTATCTTTGCCCATACCTCCATAAGCGCCTTACTCTCAACCCCAAATGCTGCCATTCCGCCTTGTAGTACGGCGTAAGCATCAGTCATTACTGTCAACCCTTGCGTAACGGCGACTAATGAACCGGCATCCTGACCGGCACTCTTTAGCGCGGTTGACGCGTCAAGCATTGCATCTTGCAACTGCCCACCCGTAGTTACCATTGTATTCATCGCCTTTCCTGTTTCATCATATTTGGCTTGTAAATTTTTCAAATCCGCAGCTGCTTTAACATATTCTTCACTTTCTTTCCCCTTTTCAGATGCTACTTTATTAACATAATTACTTTGCTCTTGTATCTTTTTTCCCAATCCATCATATTCAATGCTTAACTGCGCAATCGACAGCTTCATCTCCATAAGTTGCGTTCTTAGCGACTTCCCGGCGACTTCATAGTTTCCCACAGTACGATGGCTATCGCCCATAGTCTTATCAAGCCCCTTCAATTCCTCATCTAATTGATTTATCGAATTTAACATAATTCCGCCAATATCAGCATTATTTCTTTCCTCTTCTGAAAGTTGTCGATAAGAATTTTTTAACAATCCTAACCGCGCATTTAATTGATCATAAGAAGCTTCTACGCTCTGTTGCTCCTTGCTCAATGTCTTTAGCTGAATGGCACTTTCCGATAGTGATACCTTCAAATCCGCCTGTTTAACATTATATTCAGCTAATTTTTGCTTTTGCGCATCCGTTGCAACCCCATTTTCTTTGATTTCGGAATTTAACTTTTTTATCGCCTCCTTAACTTTTCCTAATTTTAACTGTTGATCAACCATTGTTTTGGCAAGTTCGGCTTGTGTCGCGAAATTATCCCGCATTACCTTATTAACTTTTTCCCATCCGGCAGCCTCTTGCGCGACGACCTGCGCCATCTTAGCCCCCTCAGCCTTTATTTCGCGCTCTATGTTCAAGCGTGTTGACGTGGTATTATTTAACTTTTCTATAACAACTGCTTGCTGTTGCAATTTATCAACAACTTCCTTCCCCGAAGTGGCACCTTTTATTTCACCGCTGAATTTCGCTGCGGTGGCGATTAAATCCTCCATTTCTTTTTTATTAACAATTAATTGAGCCGATAACTCCTTTAATTGCTCAAATGCTTCCTTCGATACTATTTCGCTAATATATTCTTCTGCCATTTTGTTATTTTTTTTGTTTTCCTATTTCTTTTTTTAACAAATTATTGTATTGAGCATATAATGCTGCTGACATTGTGTGCATTGTATATGTTAAATGATAGTGAGAGCATATAATGCCCAATTGTTCTAAGAAATCATTAACATTTGAGACGGGCATATTCTCGAATTCTTTTTGCTTTTCAATATATTTTTTACAGGTTTTTTTATATTCTAAAAATAGCCGGGATCCTACGGATTCAACACTTCCACGCATTCCGTATTTTCGCAAAGCACCCATTACGACATCTCCCACAGCACCTGTTTCATAAAGTGAAAAAACTGCCTCCAATATTCTAATTTTGCTAAGAAGTTGTAAATTTTCAATATTTTTTTCATAAATTGACAAATCACGACCCGCTGCAATATTGTTAAATTCGATAATTAATTGCTGCGCGTGTCGCTGCTCTATGTATTTGTCAATCTTATAACTTCGCTTTTTTTTGTTAAAATAAAGAAAAGAATAATCATTTTCACAAGATATTTTGGCAAAATTATAAATTGGAAGGTCATAAACCGACGGGAAGAACAACCCGTTTAACACCTTTTCGCGCCGAGTACTCAGATTTTCCACAAAAACCAAAACGACCCGTTTCAATTTCATAGATGATAATATCCTCATTATAAAGACTTTGGCACTTTTTAGCCAGTTCAAACTGCACATTAAATGTTTCGCGCTTTCTTTTTTCTGTTTCACAACTCATTGATTTTAAAATTTGTTATTTTTTTGACAAAAAATAGTATGTCAATATATATTTTTTTCTGAATTTTATTTTTATTAGATTTTAACAATCCAAAAATCTGTTCGCCAAAACCACCCCTTCTTACTTTCCAAAGTGAACCGGGAGAACCGCCGCCGTGCATTAATGCCTCAACCTTGGCGGGATCATCATTGCTAAATATTGTTATTTTTTCATTATTTCTCTTAGCAAATATACTTTCGTAAAATTTTCCAGTGATATTTAAATCGATAAAATCCGTTTGAAGTCCCATTTTGTCGCGGTATTCAGCGTAACTGTCGTAATAACCGGCATAATTAAAGGGTGGTTTATCTCCTATCTCCTTTCCGTCAGATGTTAACCCCTTTGTTAATTGTTCGCGGTTCATATTAGCAATTTCTGGCAATGAGTTATCAACACTATCATTGATAGCCTGTTCAAGACCTTGCATTACCGTTGTCATTCTATTTGATGCTTCCGCGATTGTCATTTGTTAAATATTAAAAAAAGGCGAAACGGGAAACACCCGCCCGCCTTTGCATTTATTTAGTTAATTAATTGTTACGGTACCTCTACCGCTTCAGGACATTCAATCCCTAAAACCGGATTGATTAATACAGCCAATTGGCCGGGATCTGACATAATAAACAGTTGACCGGTTGTTAAATCATCCAACGGAAAAGAAAAAGTGTTGGTAACAGAAGAATAAGTTGGATCGGTCGTTACGTCCACCAAATGTGACAAATCTGCTCCTGTTTTCCACGCTTTTTTTACATTTAATAAAGTTGAATAATTAGCCGTTATATCTTCGTTCCCACATTCTGCGAAAATTTTAACTTCGTAAGAAGTTATTCCATTCTTATTTATTGTAATGTACACATTTTCAAGGCCTTCACACTCTTCAATGTTCATTTCGAGCGTTTCATAATCTTTCTCATTGTTAAATTCTCCTACTTTTTGGAACATATAAGAAATAGTTGGTTGCTTTCTTTCTGAAAAAGTATCAAACCCGGGATTTGAAGTTTTAACAATTACTTCAAACCCAGTGAATCCATCCGTTTTTCGCGCGCCCCATACAAAGCCGCTCTTATCAATTAACAAAGCGCGTCGGCTAATGTTATCATTGAAAGCTGATAGCCTTTTTGAAAGGCAATAATCGTGTTGGTATGCTTGTTGGAGTGCAGGTTTCCCATCCATCATCGGATAGGTGTTTCCAGCATCATCACTCCACGTCGTATCTTCTGTTGAATTATCTGTTAACGAAGAGCTAATTGGTAGAGGGTAAAAACGATACATCGGATCGGCAAGTTGAATATTTCTGTCGATCCATGCATCGAATGTTTCGACCACCGAATTCGGATCTAATCCCGTGAAACGTGCGCCAATTGGAATTAATACTACTTTTTGCACAGCCGACCAATCCATTTTGCACCGACTATTTCGCGTATTTGCGAATTGTAAACTACATTTATTTGCCATAATTTGTTATTTTTTAATTATTTAAGATTTTAATTTTTCTATTTCTTTCGAGCTTTGCCGCCGTACCTTTCGCCATTATCTGCACTTCTCCAGTTTTTAAGTTAAGAATTTTGCAATAGCCGACAGGAATGACTGCTTTTTTAACTACCTTTTCCACGCGGCGTGGTTCTGGCATTTCTTTTTTTTTATTGTCCATCGCATTTTTTTGTTAAAATTGAAAATTTGAAATTACGTATGACTATTCCATCCAACATATTATTGTAAGTATTTGATTTATTGTTATTTTCAGAATAGAAAGGAATATTAGTTGTTGTTATCTTGGTGTTATCAGCCTTAACATTTCTGTTAGATTTAAGTTCTTTAAGAAATAATTCACAAACTGGCGTGAGAATCGGAGTAAAATTAGCATACATCCTTTCTTCTAATGTTAAATTCGCATTTGTGCTGGTTGCAAATACAACTCGTGAAAATTGGCATTCAACATAATTATCATCATTTGGATCGTATGTGTTAAGTTCAGGAATAACAACGGCAATGAGCGGGTATATATTTTGTTGCCCTGTTGCCAATATAGTCAAGCGATTGTTAATTTCTGAATCATAACCGGCACAAAAGAACACTTTTTTTCCGGTCATCGCTTCAAATTTATCGCTCACTTTATCTGCTATATTTTTTAATACATCTAATCCAGTCATTTGTTAAAAATTAAAAGTATTAATAGGATAAAATATATCACTTGTGTTGGCGTATTGGCGTTCAATAATATAATACCAAATGGTTTTGTTAAGTTCAACCATATCATTATAAATTTTAACAAGTCTATCGAGTTGAGGTGTTCTTTCGCTATTTTGAGAAAGGTTCTTTGTTTCAGCAACCGTAGTATTAGTTGTTATTGAATTCCTAAAATAATTATACGCTACATACCGGGCAATTGCAAATTTTAAGTAATAAATTAAAGTATTCATGTCCGCATCCGTTTTTTCTTCATCAGGTAAATCATTATAAATGTTAATGTCTGAAATGTAATCTAATTCAGGGGCTTGAAAGCTATCGCGAAAGAACATCGCTAAAAAACGCGGCTCGTATTCATCAATAAAGTCTTGTAAGTTACTTTGTATCATTGAATTAATGATATCACTTCCCCCCAAACCTTGCAGATTGGGAATTGAATATTCAAGTCTAAAATCTTCAAATTTGCAAATCATACGTTATTTTTTTTAAAAAATGTTAAGTTTATGCACCCGAACTTTTCCGGCGGCTGCGAGTTTCTCTGCTTTTGTCTTTGTTAAATAATAATAGACATTTTTTTTATAATTTTTTCCGCCCTCTGAAAAGGGCTCAAGTACATAAACTTTACACTTTTTCATTTTTCAATTAAGTTAAATATTATTGAATTTCTTCTGTTGATACACCGCCATTAGTTCCCAAAGGTCCAACAATTGTTGAATTAACTGTTAAATTAGTAGAACCATTAACAATTGCTACATCTCCATCAATTGTTGATTCAACTGTTAAAGGAGTAGAACCATTAACAATTGCTACATCTCCATCAATTGCTACTCCGATAGGTGCTGTATTGGCAACATTAACTTCTTGAATTGGGGCAGTTCCATTTATTGCGGCGATATCGTCAGCAAAAGTTCCCTTAATAAAAGCGTTTAAATGGTTACTTTTAACATAATGAACCCCGCGCAATTCTACCAAAAAAGTGAATTTGTTTTCCAGCAAATCGCTTTCACATCTATCAACAACTAATGTTAATTCTTTTCTAATTCTATAGTTAGACTTCGAAAAATCACCTATTAAATAGGTGCCAACGGTAACACCCGTATTCTCAATTACTGGGACTTGAGTGGTAACTCCATCGGATGTCATAATGTTAATATATGAACCTTGGGAATTTTTTTGCATATCAATTAGCGCTGAATCGCTCGGATTTAACAATATTGCAGTTGCAGAAAAATTATTCTTGGCAATAATCGCTACAGCTGTACGCAATACATCGCGTCTATTTGCAAATGGAATGGCGTGATAGAATTCAGAATTAACAGAATTAGTAACAGTAAATGAAGGTGCATACGTTGTTAATCCTTTAAATTCTGGCGGCGTACCATTACCCCCATAGATAGCTGAGTCCTCTTTTAACAAAACACTCTCTGTTAAATCGTCGGCAATATCTTGAGCCGCAAACTCTATGTCATCCAACATCTCTTCATCTACTTTTGAGAAGGCTGTTATTTTCTGAACAGGCGCGGTATTCGTGATGTAATCTTGGTCTTTTTCATTTTTTCGTATGCCTTCGGCAGTTGCTCCGGCACCACCTTCGCCTGCTACAGCCTCAGTCCAGCGCGCATGCCCGCTACTTATTGAGTTAACGGTGACGAGGTCGCGCAGGTACGTTTTGCGTTGCTGCGGACGTGTCACACCCGGATCGATTGGTGAGTACTGAACGTAGGTCGGATTACCATGGCCATCTGTTAAATTAGCAGTTGAAATAGCCCCAACTTCTTTGGTAATTTTAACACTTTGACCAGTAGAGTGCAAATCAGCAATTGTGCTAATCTTCTCTTTAATTGCCTCTCTAATTGCTTCTTTGTAAAATTCGCGACGCGGTATGTAAGATTTAGCCACTTCGGGCGTCGGAATTAACTTTGCAAAATCTTCTTGTGCGCTATTAACACTTTCAAGACCTTCTTGAATTTTTGTTACCGCATCTTGTAGTTTTGTTAAAGTTTCTTTCAAATCTGTAACGTCTGCGCTATTATCAGCAGGGGGGGGCAACTCTTCAAGTGCTTTCTGTAATTTTCCCTCTACTTCCTTACCGTAAGTAGAGAGAAGGTCGGTAAATTGTTTTTCAAGTGTGGCGTACTGCACTTTTTGTTCCGCAGTCATTTGCTCAATGGGCACCGCCATTTTTAATAATAAATCTTTTTCTGTCATTTTGGTTTTTTTTAAGTTAATTTATTTTAATAAATTTGCAACACCAAATAAATTAAAGTGTCCTTCGGCGGCTTTAACTTCGAGTGCCTTGTAAGGCGGCTCATTATTCTTCAACTGTTGCGTAATTATCTCTATTTCTTTGCTCGTATTTTCTTTAAATTGCTCACTAAATGCTTTAATATTTAACATTTCTTTTAAAATTTCTACAGCTTTATTCGGATTACTTTCAATTCCCAATTCTTTCAATTCGAGTAATCGGGTTCCTGGACTTGCACCAACTTTTGTTAACGTCGAAAATTCGTGTAGCTTCCATTCCTTAATAATTCGAGGATCAGAAGGATCGCGCTTAACATCCTCAACACCTACTGAATGCTGCAACGTATTGCCATATTTTGAATACAGCTTATACAGCGCGTAGACATCGCGCGCTACTTCCATGTCAAGGCATAAAGCACTTTTAAACACTAATTCATTATCGGTTTCATAACCACTTATAGGACAACCAATTAGAATGTTGCTGTTGTGATTCAGGTAGTGCCGAATATTTTTAAAATTTTCACTTAACGTCTTAACAAAAGAACCTTGTGCCGATATATCGTTCTGATAATCACATACTTTCAAAGTGTTAACGGCGATCGTCACCTCTCCTTCTTTGCTTCCGAGTTCAATTGATTTCGTTTTTGTTGATAAATAATAATTATTCATAACTTTGTTAAAATTTAATTGTTTGTCGTTGTTAATCCCATTTCAATTTTTGTTAATTTATATCTGCTATCTTCCTTTGGTTCACGACCAATTGAAATTAAGACATCATTTAACGTAATAATACCTGCATTGTATTGCGCCATGGCATTGTTAAATTTCAAAGTTTCCATTTCTGATTGGGTCTTTTTCGATTTCTGAATTATACTTACCTTGTCAAATTTCCCGTCTAAATAATATCCGCTGGCGGTAGTTGTTAAGCCTAAAAATTCTGAAATTTTACTTAAATATAACTTAAATTCTGGAATAACCATGTCGTTATAAGCGGATAGTTCCGCGGCTTCTTGATTCGCAAAAGTTGTATTTCCCTCACGCGGCAATAGCTCTTTTTTTATCTGAAAAATACCTGATATTTGCGCGGCATCTGCGTCACCTTCGCGGAAGGGTTGCAGGTTCTCGATAGTTGCTGGAAAAGGGATAAATGATACGGGTGTATCAATTATCGCGAATGGATTACGTTTTCCGGAAATGCCATATTGATTATAAAATTCGTGTCTAATTGCTTCTTTTTCAGAATGTTGCAGCGGCAGTGTGCTATCCACATCACGCTTATTGCTAATAACGGCACCCATTGCACCGCGCTTTGTGTAGATCACATTGCGCGCCTCGTAGACAGCGATGAGGTTCTCTATCGGCTTGCGTTGTGTGGACAACCGGCTTATCCCTTTCAGCGAGCCATTTTTATTTTCGAAAAATTCAAGATCACGAGTGAACATCATGCGGGAGGGATCTACTTGCATTATTCCGGAATTAGTATTTATTTTATAACATTTAACTAATTCATCAATAGATTTAGCAGTGTAATATGGCTTGTTAAGATTTCTTTCAATTGTTACATTATTGGTCGGCAGAACAAAATAGTTATCGCAAAATCTCCATTTTTCCAATCGCCCCGCTGTATTTGCAAATATAAACGAATTTCCTGTTAAATATCTGTTAAGAAAGTATTGTTCCGTGAACTGCCAAAAATCTTGAAAAAAGTTCGGTTTTTGCAAAAAAAG